AATGTATGGTCCACTACCAAAGCAATGTCTCTTTCAGATTTTTGGATGTCCTCACAAGAACCTTGATAAGCAAAATGAATATCAAAGAAGTCATATTCTTTGGTTGAGTCAACCATAAATTCCGTATCAATCATTTTATCACCAATAGAATCCCTGTATTGGTCTCCTCTTTCACCATGAAAGAAGTACTCCATATCAGCAGTTTTCTTGCCATTACCTACAAATTCTCCAGTAGATACATTTGCAACAGCAGGCGTCAAGTCGTCTACTTTAGCCCATTGTACTTCTACATGGTCTGATTCTACAACAGGAGTTACAAAAGTAACATCAATGCCATCATCTGACATCTTACCAAGTTTCCAAGAAAGTTCTTTTTCTTTGATAGTAATATAATCAGCTCCACCCGATAAAGAAGTTGCAGTGCTAACAGCACTAAGCGTAGTACTAGTTGTTGCAGTACCAGCAGGAGCAGCTGAAATAGGAGCATCATTTTCATTTAATACCCTTATAAGGTCTCCTACAGTCTTAGCTGCAGCTGTTAAGACAATAGCTACAGTGCCTCCAGAAACTGTAACACTTTCAGCACCACCCGACACACTTAATGTGTACTTCAAGCTATTACCATCAGTGCCTCCATCTTTTGCAGTAAGGGTGTAAGCATCGCTTACTGTTACAGATGCTTGTGGAACATCAAACTCAAACCAGTCGTTTTGTTCTCTTTTGAAATTCAAAAGAATGGATTTGTACATTGCTGCCCAGAATTTAGAAGCATTCATTCCTGTAGTAGCATAAACACTACCACCCATTTTCAAATAAATATCATTCGTACCACCTCCAAAAGCATTTTTGATTTGGAATTGGATAATATAGTCCTGACCTGCTATAGGAGCACCACCATTTACGTTGGAATCCAATGAAATTTTATATTTTTTCAAAGGTCTACGCATGGCAGTATAAGCAGTCTTTTTAACACGTGAAATATTTTCAATTATTCCAGTGCTTACAATCCCGCCTTTGCCAACTTGTTGAATATATCCAACACCGTCAGGATTTACTCCTACAAATACAGAACCTTCAGCAGAATCTTTAGTTAATTTACTACCAATAACTGCAGATGCTGCAGCTTTATAAAAGCCTGCCACTTCTTTGACAACATAAAATTGTCTGTTTTGATTTGTGTTAAGTTTAGTCATTTTTTTAAGTATTTAATTAAACAAAAATGTTAGTTATTCATTTGCTTGTTGAACATTTGTATATGCTTGTTTTGCTGCAATTACAGCCCTATTAAGAATTTCTCTGTGAAATATCTCTGGTAAGTGACATTGTGTAACATCTTGTATGCCATCAACAGTTGCTTGCTCACCATAAATACTCAAATCTTCCAATATAATAGGACTTGGATTTTTTACATATACTATATTGTACGAGCCTAGTTCTTGTTTTGAATATAAACTGATGTTATCATTTTCATCAACTCTTAACACTCTTCTATCAGTCATACCTCTAAAAGGATTATTAAGAGTTCTTAATAGCTCGTCATGAGTTATAGGAATAACCTCAAGTTTTGCATACTTCAAACAAGCATTCTCATCAGACAATGTAGCATATTCCATTACTATATAGCTGATATCTGATTTAAAATTCAAATCACTGATTACATAAGGGTCGGTAGTATTACTACCTCCCCTTTGTAAATCAGTTATTGTTTTAGTTATAACCAAGTTTGCAAGATACCTTCTTGCTTCCTCAGTTGATTCAAAAGACATCGTATTTACACGTCCAGAATAAATGTCAACAATTAAATCCCTTTGAGCATTGGTCAAGAATACAGACTTCTCATATTCATCAACAGGAGGAGCCTGATTTGAAGCAATACTATTATAGTAGATGTCAAATTGTAAACTAAATTCTGTAGTATTCATATCTATTCTTTTACTTGTGCTTCAAGATAGAACTTAATTTCCTGGTTTTTAGGAAGATTAAGGAATCTTGCCGCACTATTTAACGTCGGGTCTTCATTATTTCCACACAAAGGAGAATTATCTTTTCTCAAATATAAATAATCTCCTCTCTTGGATATAACTCCAGACTCAATTGCTTTCTTAATTAAAACCTTGGTACTTAACAAATTGTCAGTTATAACCTTTCGGAACAACTTGGCATCTGTCTGTATCAAGTCAATGGTTTTATCCTGCAAGAACTCAAGTTTTGTAGTTTTTGCAGTAGGTCTACCATCAATTGTTTCAATGACAAATCTAAGAACATCTGCATTGTTTTCATATTTTCCAAACTCTTTGTAACACAACATTGTGTTATTCATCTTATCTCTTGACTGAGCACTTTCATCATTCTCAAGTATCATGACAAATTGATAAGTTGCTTTTGGAGAATCTTGCAATGCTTGTAATGACGGAGCGATAAAATCTTTGTTTGCCAACAGAATCTTATATCTGAAATAATCTTCTGGATTGGAAAGGTCAAATCTATTATCTCCCTTTACAAGTCTTACACTTGATATTCCATTTTCACTGTCACTACTCCAGAAATTATTAGTCTTTTTGTAAATGCTCAATGCATTATACTCAAGACCCATAACATTTTCCAAAAACTCCTTTTCCAAATCAGTCAGGACATTTACAAAATTTCCTGATTGTAATTGTGGAACTGTGAAGGTTTTTATAGCACCTTCAGCCATACCTCCGTAAAGAACATGTTTTGGGTCATTAATTTTAAACCCTGTCTTTTTATTGATATTTCTTACTATCACAGTTTCATTCCTTAGACATGATACCAACCCTTTAGGATTGTTATCCCTTATAGGAGTTTCTTTCTCTGGTGCTTCAGTTGCAGTTTCCTGCTGTGAATGTACTTCTTGCAGAGTAGGTTCTGCTGCCTCAATATCTAATTCACAATCTTGCAAATTAGGTGTTTCATTTTCAATTTTCTTTGTCATAACTTCTTCCAAATTATTTAGTTTATAAAAATAAAGGGAAGGAGGATTACTCCTCCCCTTTTAATATTAGTAAGCCAAGATAGCAGGAATTAATGAGATAATCCTTGTCGGGTCATATACTACAACACCGAGAGTTGTTTTCTTGTGGATTACTGCAGAATCTTCATCATAAGAAGCAAACAAGTTGTCTGTTTGTCCTGTGAATGGATTAGCAAATGGACCCCATTCATAACCACGGAATTCTGACTGACCGTTCAATTCACATTTTTGAATGTTTGGTTGCTCTTCAGTACCTGCATACATAATGTCATAGCGATATGACATTGCAACACCACCATTTGGATGCATAATCTTGTTTCTTTCAAGATTGTCATACATTGGGTCAATATCCAAAGATACATGAACCCCATTAGGAGCCATATACTCTGTGAATTGATAACCTGCTGCCAATGCTTGGGTATCACCTGTGAATGAAGCATTAGTTTTCTTCACTACACTAAGAGTATCACCATTATAGGTAAATTGAGTCCAACCACTTACAGTATCAAGTACTGACTTGTGGAATTGGATAGCACCCCTTTCACCAGTACGGATTATAAACTTCCTTTCACCAAATTCAAGTTTAGCTGCACTCAGTTCATACAATGCATTCTCCAAAAGTTTCAAAGAAAAACGGTTGTAATATTGAGTGTTACCCATTTCAATTTGTTCCATAAGACCCATACCAGTCTTGATAGCTTCTCCAGATTTACCAATGTTAGTATATTCACCATTGATATTTCTGTTAGAACGACCAAATAACAAAGCATTGTTCTTATAGTCATTGAATTGTTGTTCTACAGTCCAGTCAACTTGCAACATCCACATATTTTCAACAGCACGTTGATAACCTGTAGGAGTTTTCTTCAAAAGAGGAATACCTACTGCAAGTTTCTTGTTCAACATAGTTCCAGGAACTTTATGTTGAATACGGATTCTTGACCATTCATTCCTCATTGAAACAGGAGTAGCGAACCTAACATCACCAACTTTCCTTGAAAGTTCTTTTTCAATGAAAGCAGCTTCAATAGAAAATCTCTCACCTGCCAATAACCTTTCTGCAGGAACACCATCAACATTACCACCTGCCAACTCTACTTTGTAAACAGCATTGGTTCCTTCAAGTTTAGCATCGCCAAGAATCCTAAATTGATAAGCCTCATTAAGATTACCTACGATGTACTCACCATCTGCAAACCAAACTTCTCCAAATACCAAATAGAAAGGAGCTGTACCAGCACCTACCATCTTCATATTTGAAGGGTCAGCATCATTCTTGGTAATTACATTTCCAAATTCATCCCTTGCTTCAATCAAAGGAATGTTCCTACTTGCAGAACCTACCACATCCCAATAGTACTCATTGTCATTGTCAAATTTTGCAACAGGCAATTTTGACAAGTATGTGTCTATAGTTCTACGAGTTTTTGCAGCAAGCAATTCAACCATTAATCTTGAACCGCTTGTTTGGTTGCTTTGTAGCCAAGAGCCCAAGTGGTTCTCTTTAGTAAGCCCCATCCAGTGCTCTCCTGCAACCATCTGAAATTTGCCTAATTTTCCAGCCATAGTATTTAAAATTTTTAATAGTTATTACACATCAAAGGTGTAGTCTTTTAGAAAGCTGGATTCCTTATCATCTTTAAATCCCATAAATTGGAGATTTCCATCAGAGGTTCTTGAAGTGTTGTTTAGCTTGCTCTCCAAATCACGTAATCCTTGGGATACTCCTTTTTTAACTTTCTTTTCAACTAGACCGTTAAAATTTTTAAAACCTTCAGTCAAGGTATAAAACAATCCCAAATATTTTAAAAATTCATTAGGATTGTTATGTTCATACTTTTGAATCTCCGTATAAACATCCCCTGTCTTAGGGTCTTTGTAAACAGGTTTCATGATATTGTCGTAGATTTTCTTTCTTGTGTTTTTGTCTACAACCAAATCACCAAAAACTTTTTCATCATCAATTATGGAAGTCTTTAATTTTTCAGCATCTTCCTGCTGTTTTTTCTTAAAGGCTGCCTCAGCATCTCTTTCTTTCTTTATAATTCCATCATATTGGGACTTGTAGAAAGATTTAATACTAGCCAATGCGTCTTGAGCATCTGTAATATCACTTCCATTGTTTAATGACTTTTCAACCTCCTTTACGGCTCTTTCCTTTGAAAAACCTCTATTGACATAATCATTCATCAATAGTGTTTTTCTCAGGTTTTCACCTTCAGGAGTTTCAGCTTTAAGAGCCTGTTCATCAATGCCGTCCAAATATGCTATTGTACTTTCATATTGTTTTACAACATTAGGTTCAATACCAAGATTAAGACTTTCATTAACCCTCTTTTGTGTTTCATCAAGACCAGCTTTGATTTGTTGGTCTATCAAATCACGAAAGTCCTCAGGTTTCTGTACTTTACTGATAACTTCATCATCAAGGTCAGGAAAGATACCTTCTGCTTTCAAGGCGTTGGCAATTGAAGAATAAAAGTTGGAAGAAGTATTTCCGCCATTAGGCTTATCAGTATCTTCCCCCTTCCCTGTTTTCCCACTACCTACGCTCTCTGGAGAGGCTGTAAACAAATTGTCAACATCTACCTCTTCCTCAGTAGTATTTTCATTATCATTATGTTCCTTTTCAATGTTCTCTCCACCTTTAGTCTCTTCAGGGGTGGCTACCTGATTTCCTTGTTCACCTGAGTCTAAAAAGAGATTTGCAACCTCTTCTTCAGACATCATGTTTTCAATGTCAAATCCTGCCATAATACTTCCTTTTTATTTTATACTTCTAAAACACGGTAAATATATAGAATATATTACTATTATGCAAATGCCATAGCAAAACACTATGAGAACATAGTAATTTTTGGTACATTTGGAAGCATGTTCAAATCAAAATGTAGCCAAGAAACACCTGCTTCTAGCCTTATAGGATAAGGAAGTTTATAGGCATTAAGGCTTATTTTCTTTCGCATTTCCTCAGCAGACATTTTTGCACTAACTGCATCAATTGCCCTGCCAAAGCAATGATTTGAAAGGTATAATTCATTACCTTTACTTTTAACAATCTGGCAGATATTAGTCCTTAAACCTCTTTGTTGATTATTACCCCCCCAATACCAATCATTAACAACCATTGGAACTCCTAATATCTCCCTGATAATATCGAGAGTTTCCAATAGCCTGTTGTCTAAAAATCTTATTGAGCTATCTTTATATTTTGTATAAGTGGTTTTATCAACCACTTCATATACCTTAAAGTACTTCATTACTGTTCTTTTTAGTTGTGTTCCTTACTACTTTTTGTTTTGGGTCTTTCCGACGTCTTTGACATGAATCCTTGTAACAGGCAAATTGTTTCATAGAAAGAATTTCATTACTTAACTCAGTTACTTGTTTTTTCAGCTCGGTGTTTTGTTGTTTTAATTCTTCAAATTCAGCTTGGTTTTGAGTCTTAATGTCCTCAAGATGTTGTTTCATATCATTAACCAACTTTACATAGAAATCCAAACTTTTGTCTGCATTTTCTATGGCTCCTCCCTGCACTTCAACATTATACTTTCTCTTTGTAAGAAAGAAGGTAATTATGGAACTAATTCCACACGTGCTTAATACTGTAATAATAAAATCTGTCATTGTCTTAAAATTTTAAAAGTTCTATAAAATCTATATATAATGTAACATATAAATAATAATCCTAAGACACTTAACAGTTTGATAAAGGTAGGAGTGTATTCAACCTCAACCTTTTTCTCTATATAAACAGGATAGGAAGTACTATCAACAGAATGTTTATATAAAGTGTCATGAATAAACCTGTCTTAA